GTGGCATATTCACCTAATGACGAAATTGACGAAGAAGGTGTGAAGATGACGTGGAAGGCAGTGGAAGAAACCTTCATTACATACAAAGACGTGTATAAGACTCGTTATGGTCTCACTTCGTCTGTTGAGTTTGCATCACAGCAAGAACTGACAAACAAACAAGTGACAACTACTGTGGATGAGTCTGGAGCAACAATCAGAACAGTTTCTGAAGTATCTGGTGCTGGTGTTAATGCTTCTGGTGTTATTGCTGGAACTACAGACGCATCCTCAACCTCAAGTGGAAATCAGACCGATTCTAATCTTGGATATCTATAAAAACCCTACAGACAAAAAAATACCCCGAATTTTTTTCGGGGTATTTTAGTAATTAAAAGTCGATTTTGATTTGAGGGTTACCAACGACCGCAGGGGACCCGAACAACTTCTGTCCAGTTTCTAACATACCCTGGTGACCATTCACTACCAGGAACATATTCTTCATGGTAAATACGCTTTGTGCATGTCACTTGGCGTCTAGGGCGTTCATAATGATGGTGGTGATGGCGATCACTCTCAAAAGGTTCCCAGAACTCCTTCCAAGTAATTGCTTGAGCAGGAGTTGCCAGGAATACAAGTACCAGAGCAGTTAGAACTTTCATCAGTCTTCTTCAGCAAGGCGAGAGAAGTAGGACAGATCAGGATCTTCATCCTCATCAGAGAGGGTGCTTACGCTACTACCGAAACCAGAGCGAACAGGTTCTGCTGCAATGGGTTCTGGTTCAGAACGGAACTGAGGAGTCGCACCAACGTTGGCGAACACTTCTTCATCTTCCACCTCTTCATCAAAGCGATTCTGAACTCGTGCTTTGCCCTTACCAAGGACAAGGTTTAGACGCTTCTCAAGATCTTCATAGGTCTTAAAGTTCTTGGGATTGGTAAAGTCTGCAAGAGAATACTGTTGGTTGTAGATCTCCTCCAGTTGGTCATCATCAAAGTCACCGAGAGTGCCAGGACGGGCGAACTCAGAGCGGTCATAGTTCCAGTAACCGTCTTGCTTGACGATCTTCAGTTTAAAGTCAGCACCTTGCCAGAAATCAAAGGGATTGATGGGTTGTTCATCCTCAAATTGAGGTTTCATTGCCTCAACAATCTTGTCATGGATCTTCTTGCCATACTTGTACAAGAAGACGCGACCTTCGTTCTCAGGATGAAGAGGATCCTTCACAACATAGATGTTCGAGTAGTAAGACAGTTTACGCTTCTGCTTACGGGCGATCTCTTTGTCGGAGTCCAGACCACTGTTCCAAAGAACGCGATTCAGTTCACCAACAGGATCATTCTGACCAAGAGTGGTCAGAGAGTTTTCGATATACCATCCACCAGGACCTTGGAATGCATGACTCCAGACTTGTGCCCAGGGCAGATCCTCACCAGTGGGAGCAGGGAGGAATCGAATGACAGCGTAACCGTTGCCTGCCTTATCAACCTCAGGTTTCCAGAGGCGATCATCAGGACCGTTACCGCCGCCTCCCTTGTTCATCTTCTCAAGTTCCTTAGTCAGAGCAGAAATGGAACCTGAGGACTTCTTCAGGGATGCAAAAGACATGTGTGTTCTCCGTATTTTTCGTATTTGGCATTTTTGCCATGAGATCATCATGGCATACTATTTAGGGCGTGTCAACCCCCTTTTGGATTTCCTGACGCCACCCGAGGAGCTTGTCCTCCATGACCTGCAGGATGCTCATGAGGTTGTTACCACCTGAGTAAATGGATGAGATCGCATCGATCCGATCCTTGATCATCTTAACTTCGTTTTCGTCGTCGTCTTCCTCACTGACATAATTTGCCATCAACTGAAGTCTTGAGTAGAAAACCTTCTGTTTAGCGATCAATTCCAGAGTCTTTTCGATATGCTCTAGGCGTTCTTGAGGATTAAAATCCTCAAATCCTTGAGACATTTTGAGTAACTCTGTATACGTTGATTGGAGGTCTTCCAATTCTTCATGGACAACCTCCGACTTAAAAAATTCATTTGTCATATCGGCAGAACTCCTCTGCTTGTTCTTTTAATACAATTTAGTTGTTGTGCATTTGCTTTGGTTGAGAATATTTTATCTTTAAGTGGTTTCGATATGAGTTTACCGACCACATCAATCTCAATTTCATACTCTTCACATACAGAAGCAACTGCTTCTATATAATTGATGAGACCATTACTGTTCTGGACAGTATGCTCAACCAAAGCACTAAACTTGTTTTGGGTCATAAAGTTTTCTTCTAGTTCCTTCACTTATTCATACCCCCAACATAATAACGGAAGTCTTTGATCCAGTTACACAGGGTATCAACATAAGGAACTTTATCATATCTTTGCTCAATTTGGGTTTCTCCGTTTTCTGCCACAGATAACGTGACCAGTTTCTTTACTTCGCATCCAGTGCGTTCCCAATACATGTAAGCATATGCTGCTTCTTGTACAAAGTATTTCTCCAACCACTCAACCTTTTTGATTTCTTTGGTGGTCTTAAAGTCAATGATTGCTAGTTCACCATCAAACTCAGCAATGCAGTCAACACGACCAGCAACCCGTAAATCATCAGAATAAAGAGGGGCTTCCAGCATGTGAATATTATCAATACGATCAAGAATCGAACGAGAAAACCCAAAAAGGTACGAGGCAAGACCTTCGCTCTTCTTAACTTTCTCCACATTATTCTTGAGGTAGTGCTCAACGATGCCATGATATTGAGTACCTCTCCAGGATGATGATCTGCGAATCTTTT